TGAGGCACAACGTTAAAAGAAGCTCTATCTCTGTCCTCAGTCATCGCTCGTTGAAACTCCTCTTCGTACACTGCTTTGAGCATTTGTGTTCTATTAGGCGCTCTTTTCATACTTATATAGTAGGCAAGACCTGCTGCCAAACATGGAAAAAAACGAAAAGGCATATCCATTGTATTGATAAAAGTATCTGCATCATCCATACGAGTCAGAGCGTCAAATATAATAGTATCTGTGCTGTTTTCTGGAGTAGGCCATATTTTTAAAACCGGTGTAATCTGCCTGTCCAAGAAGAATTGATTAGGTCGTCCTGTTGTGCTTTTAGTTGGTATGCCCAAATATGTAGACCTACTTATGCGTTCCATGGCAAAGTCTGTGCTGCTGCGTCGTACAACAATAGACAAGATATCAATCACATTTGTATTTAAATTATATGTCGCTGTTCCAGAGGTAAGTGCTTGTGTGGTTTGTGTTATCGTCCACTGATTAAGACCACGATTAGCCCACTCGGCTAACATAAGATTTAAAGAACGCTTGGCAGATTTAAGATCGTAACCTGTTCTAACCTCTAAACCACAACGTTCAAACGCCTCTTCGATGTACTCCGCAACGTCGAGTTCAAAGTCTGTGCTATCTGATACGGCCATTTACTCATCCTTGTTTGCGTACATATTATCAAAAATTTGGTTTACGTCCAACACATAATCTAAATCAGACTTGGAGTAATGTATATGTTGCGATGGTTTAAAGTCTGGTGGGCCATCACCAGTCTCGAACCATGCCGGATGAGTAACACGAACACGATTGTTTGGCAAGGCTACAATATTACCTGTATAGTCGCCGGCATCTAGCAAGGTAAGAACGTGACTTTGCTTATGCTGTGCAGGGTCATCGGCTATCTCGCTCTCTGTATAATCTACAGTAAAATGGTATTTAGCAGGATAAAACTCACTACCTATTTTTGCCATCCACGGACAAGGCGTTGCTCTGTTTAAAGTATATACAGCGTGGTAATGAGAGGCACAATCCCAAGGTTGTGCTAGATATGTCTCCATAGGGTCTGGCCAACCCTCAAAGTCAAAATCCCCTACAAGTGCAGTAATTGGCATACGCGCCCACATAGCGCCACCATGCACATTCGGCTCATCGTCATCATTCTCACACCCAGTAAATATTACTTGAAACGACAAACACCTATTCGGCATTGTCGTAACAGCAATAGCCATCGCGTGCAAAAACTCACCATGATATTTCTCATGGTTGTGTGTATATTCTCTACGCACCCAACATTTAAAATGCGGGATGTTACTCTGTAAATACGGCAAATTTAGGCCTTCTTAGTATCCTTAACTAATTTCATTCCTTTTTTCTTCGCTTCGGCCCGTAGTTGTGCGATTGTCATTGTTTTTTTGGCTGCACCACCCTTAGTTACCATTCCACCGGGTTTAAACCTTTTAACGTTGCCACCCTTTTTCATCATACGAGGTTTTACATTACCGCCTTTTTTCATCATACGAGGCTTAACACCGCCCCCTCTTTTCATCGCATATGTCTTCTTTTTTCTCATAAGTTTCTCCTAAGTATACAAAGTTTTTTTACGTCTGTCTGACATAACTGCCCCACATCCGCGTGCAATAAAGCGTTTACCTTTTGCTGCACCTTTTGCAACCCCACCAGTTTCAAAACTCTGGTCGATCTCTATTGTTGGATCTTCATCTTGAGGGTCAAAACCAAACATCTTATTATAAAGACCCGGAAACTCTTTAAATAAATCTGCTTTTGCTTCTTCATTGCCCTCTTCAATAAGAGAGAGTAATTGTGCTTGCCTACTTTTTGACATATCGTCTTCCTCTTACAAAACCGCCATTACCAAGATTAACTGTAGCAGGTTTTGTATTTTTTACTACTGTTTTTCCTTTTGCACCTGCACGTTTTTTCTTTTTAGCGGTGGCAGCACGCTGTGCTTGCGTTAGGGACCGCGCTTTGCTGCGGGGCAAGCATCTGTCTGGATTCTTTTTATCTTTGGACGTACCGCACTTACCCTTGATTTTACCGTCCGTACCGATACGAACCCAGTCTTGCTTCAGCCATTTTTTAAGTTCGCCCATTAGCGACCCTTTCTTTTCCCGCCTTTTGATTTTTTAGCATAATTTGGATCTTTACAATACTTACTTGCCGCTAAGTTTGCGTAAGCGCTTGGGTATGTATCAAAGGTACGCTTTGCCCACGCTTTACCTTCAGGACAAATCTTACCGCCCTTTTTCATTTTAACAACACCACCCTTAGCCATTTTTACTACAGGACACGCACCGCGTCCTAGATTTACCTTACTTCTTGATTGCGGCCTGCTCATAACTTGCACTCCTTTTTATAAAGTCTTCCCACAAAGGTTTTAACATTTCATTGTTTTGTTCAATCTTAATAGACATAACAGCCGTGCGCTTATCCACACTAATAAGCGTTACAGTCATCCAAGTAATTGCACCCAAGGATAGCGTGGTAATACTACCGACTAATGCTTGCTTAATTAACATCGCCATCTTCTCCTTGCCTGCCGTAAGCGACTGTTTGGGTTTTTAGCCGCTTTTGGAAACTTTTTCATCTGTCCGGCGCTTCGTGCACAAAATGACTTACGCCTTGCTTTCTCTTTAGCTGTTAGGTTCTTCTTTTTTGTAACAGCCGTTTTTAATTTACTTCCCGGATTGTCGCGTCTGTATTTCGCCACACCGGCTTTAGTCATCCCCGCTCCAGACTTAGTGGAGCGGAAATACTTTTTTGTCTTAGGCGGTTGCTTATCGCGCCTAGTTTTAGTCATAGTTCTTACGCATTTTCAGCGTAACGGTGTATGTGTCTGCACTAGAGTGTCCAACAGTTGTAAAATCTATGTCACCTGTCGGAGAGCTTGCATTGTTTGGCAATCCGCCAAACTCACTGTAATCGTGATGTCCACTCTGGTTTTCACCCAACTCTATTATAAAAGCACTTGTAGACGCATCAAAAAACAACTGAACCTTCATGCCTATACACTGCCACCATATTTTATCTATGGTGACAGAAGTACAAGCCTGCCCGTGTCCATTTGAATTAAGTGCAGATACATCGACTTTTTTTACAGCAGATTCACCGGTACCATCTGAAATGTTGGTAAACTTCATTACAAGCGTTTTGTCATTATCGACAATCGTTTGCGAGGTTACTGCATCAGCCATGTTACTCTCCTAACTACGCTTCGTATCCAAACAGTTCTATAAGTAACTTCCCTGCTGTGTAATCGGCGTCTGTTGTATCACCTAGTGTTAAGTAAAGAAACTCATCGGCGGCGGGTACGGCTGCAAAAATACCGACCTTACCTAACGTAGAGTCTCCATTGTTTAACAATAGCGTTTCTGTCAAACTACTAATTGCGCCATCTTCAACACCTGTACCCTCAGTAGCCGAGTGCACGTTAATATCGGGATCACCACCTGCCGGTGCTTCAAAGCAGGTCATTCTACCGGCTAAGATCGTTCCGTTTCTAGCAGCAGTAATTTGTCCAATATGACATACGTTAGACGTACCGTTCACACCAATAATATCGCCACTGGCGGTTGAACGTAGGCCTGTAAGATCAATTAAAATACTTGTTTTAATAATACCACCTTCTCTAATTACAGAACTTCTGTAAATAGTACCTGTGCCGCCTGTAATACCCGTACCGGCCTCTGTAGCCAAGGTATTTGCATCAAGAGATGCAAAACCCGCAGAACTTATACTAGCTTGTGTGGTAAATGCACCTGTACTAGTGCTTTTGCTTACGGACGTAAATCCGCCCTCAGATCGTACTGGACCTGAAAAAGTTGAGTTGCCCATGTTTATCTCCTTGTCTTGGCAAATGTCAGTCACACCATGTAACTGTCAAGGTAGTTTAAGTATACACAAAAAAAAGAGGGCGACAAGAGCCGCCCTCAATTATTTAGGTTTTTAAGGAAATATTAAGCGCCGGGTGTACCGAACACACAACGCCAGTCTGAAACACCAAAGCTATAACGTTCTCTAGCTTTGAATCTCATGTTACCAGTGTCAAAGTCACCTTCCATGGCCGTCTTAATCGGTGCACGATTAAAGTATTTAAAGCCATTTGGTGCATCTGTCTTAATGAAGAACGCATCCGTATCCGTCAAGAAATGGTTTACTACAGCGCCTTGCGGTAGCATACCCATATTGTTGATGGCGTTTGCGTCATTGTCAGATGTTCCCGGTCTTAGATTAGAGTTCAATACTCTTTCAGCAACAAACTGAAGCTCTTTCGGTATGATTAGCTTTGTACCTCTAACAGCAATCTTTAGACCTCTTTCGTCGGTTAGACCGGCGATGTCAATCAACATCTGCTCCAATGATGTTTCATTTAAGTCAGCAGCCACAGAAAGAAGGTTTCTCTGGTTGCCGTTTAATGAAGGGTGAGAAGATGAACACAACGCAGCTCCGTCACCAATCGCATTGGTAGAACTAAACGCATTGTTCAGAATAGAAGCAGCTTTAATCTGCTTTGTCTGAGCCATGGATCTAGCCAGTGCTTTTGTGTATCGGGACGCTAATCTGTCGTAAAGATTATCTTCAATAGCTTCCTCTGTAATAGCGAAAGCTAGAGCGA